GCCAGCACCTGAAGCCCCGCCACCGGATGCCTTGCTACCCGCGATCAACGGCGCGAAGGCCGCGTTGTTTGCGAATTCAGCTTTCAGCTCGTCCAGCGTTGACGCTGAGAGCTTGCCCTGCTTGTCGAGTACGACAACAACAGGCTTCCCGTCGCGCTGCTCGACGCTCAGGCGGCGCTCGATGTGCGGCAACAGGGCTTCTGCACTGCCTGGGATTGCCAGCGCAGACGCAATGTCAGTAGCGGTACGGCCGACAGTCAGATCCCGGATCTGCCCGCCCAGGCTGCCACGCTCCTGATCCAGCAAGCCGTTCAGCTCGGCTTCGCGGCGGTTGTACTTTTCCAACCAGGACTTTTCGAGCTCTTCGACGTTTCCGGATTTGCGGGCCGCCTCTTCGCGCTCTGCGCGGGCTGCGTCCTCAGCTTCGCGACGAGCCTTCTCGGCCGCTTTCTTCTCGCTCAGCAGTTCCTCGACCTTCGACTTCAGGCCGCTCACGTCCTCGGGTTGCGGCAAGCCTTCGATGCCCAGCACGAATTTGCCGTCCTTCTCGACATACAGCGCTTTTACGGAATCGTCGACGCCTTCGAGGGTGTCCAGTTGGAATTTCAAGGTCATTGCTGTCTCCCAGAGACTTTGGTGCAGGCCCAGCCCGCAGATGTGAAAAACCCCGCACTGGGCGGGGCTTGTAGAGTTGAATCAGCGCTTATCAGGACGCGAGCGCGGCGCGTACCAAGCAATCCTTGGCTTCCAACAGCTTGCGCAGGCCGGTCGACTTCTCGGCGCCGTCTGCCAGTTGCTCGTCCATCGACTTTGCGAGGTCGCCGATCGGCTTGCTGACCTTCTGCAGGTGCTCGGGCAGATGGGCGTACTCGAAATACTTCATGATTGGTGTTGGCATGTCCGTCTCCAGTTGAATTGTCGCGACACGATTTGCGCGTCGGCGTTTTGTGTCGCGTTACAGTCCGGCGCGCTTGAACATTTCCGGTTCGAGCTCGCGCATGCGGTCCAGGGTGATCGGCTTGAAGTTCTTGCCCAGTTGCAGGGCGGCGAACTTGTCGGCGTCTATGCCGCCATTCATCAGCAGCTTTGCCCGGTTAGGCCCGATGGCCAGCTCGATAAAGCTCATCGGCTGGGTCTTGAGCCAGGCGTAGTACGTGAGGTCTGCCGGTACCTGGCCGCTTTTGCTCGCCCGGGTCGCGCCCTTGCCGAACATCTGGCTGAACATGGTCAGCAGGATGAAGCTGGTGCGACAGTTCGGGTGGAACGGTGGCCGCGGGCCTGAGTCGACTGGGTAGACCTGAAGGTCGACCGATCGACAAAATGGCGTCGTCTTGCTGTCCAGGGTGGCGATCAGTTGCACACCGGTGACGAAGTCGTCGTTCGCCTTGGCTACCTCGTTGCGCGCCTGGCTGGCCACATGCTGCACGGCAGTGCGAACCACTGTGCCGGCGTTGCGGTCAGTCGTGGCCAGGATTCCGTCGGAGTAGGCCAGCGCCTTGGTGCCGCGGATCTGCCGGACTATCTCGGCGTTGGTCTGCCCCTCGAACCAGCCCTGCCGGATCGCCCCGCCGATCTTCTCGATTTCGGCTTTCGACCAGTCTTTGATGAACGAGTCGAGCAGCTTGCCGCCTCCGTTGCCCTTGATGCTGAGCGGGTTCTTGAAGGCTGCTGTCCTGAGTGTCTGGAGCGCTGGCACGGCCGCATCGAGGCTGATACCGACCGGCAGCGTATTGGTCAGTATCTTGGCCTCAAAGCTGGCCTGCGACTGCGCAATATCCATCAGTTCGAGCTGCATCTGATCGGTGTAGCGGCCGAGAATTTCAGTCAGGACCGTGTCCACTTCCTTCAGCAGCTTGTCCAGACGCGCCCGGGTGAAGTCGGTCAGCTCATCGCCGCTCAGCCTCTCCCGGATGCTCTGGTCGATCTTCACCAGAAAGGGGCCGAACTTCTTTGCCTCGCCTGCCTTCAGCCGCTCAAGCATGACCATGTTGCGGATGCTGCTGTCGAGCTGCTCGATGGTCGTCATCAGTCACCGCCAAGGGCCAGGCCCGCCGTACTTGACTCCAGTTCGCCCCGGATTTCCTCGTCGGTCTTCTCGGCGTCGATCACACCGCGATCACGCAGGTACTGCCAGAAATCCGACTCAGGCACGCGACCGGCCTGCACGGCATTGAACAGCGCGGACATGATCGCTGCGTCCAGGCTTACTTGGGTGAAGTCCTGATTGATCTTGTAGATGGTCTCGCCTGAGGCGTTCGAAAACTCAGCCATCCAGGCAAGGCACTGGGTGTAGGCCTCGCTGACGTTGCTCACGATCAGCGACAGGACACTATGCTCGGCGGCGCTGTCATTATCCGCCTGGGTTGCGGTCTTCACCGCACTGCCTCGCTCGATCAGCCGGGCGCCGAGGGAGACCATGTCACTCTTCTTGGCATCCATGGCCTCTTTTACGAGGGTGTTTGGCTCGGGCTGGGCAAACCCGCACGACCCTTCCCTTGGTAGCGTGAGCGGCGCACGGGAGCCGACATAGATGCCATTTTTCTCTAGATGGTCGCGCCATTGTTCATCAAGGCCGGCGATCCAGAACTGAGGCTGACCGGCAAAGTAGGCCGAATCCTCATAGTCCGCGCTGTTGTGATAATGGCCGATGTTGATCTCGGCCATGTCGTACAGCGGGGAGTCGTCTATCGAAGAGTCGTTGTTCTCGCTGCCCAGGAATTGGAACGGGACCACGCGCCACGGCTGGCCGAGGCCATTCAGCGGGGCAAAGGGTGCGGTGACCATTTCTGTCTTGCTGGAACCCTCTTCCCAAACCTCTTGCGTATAAACTCCGGCGGCATCCAGCCGTAGCACCCGGTATTGGACAATCTGCTCGATACCAAACCCGTCGTCGGTGTCGACGTCCACCGTCTCGCGCAGCACGACCAGGCTCAGCAGGTGCTGGCCGCCGACTTGGCGAGTCTTCCAGTTGATGATGGCCTCGGTCGGGTAGCTGGCTATGTTCGCTCGGGCACGACCGGATTGTTCGTCCGCCTTGCTCACGGTGCCCGCCTTGACAGCGGCGTAATCCACCAACAGCCCGTGCCGGCCGACCTCGAGCAAATGCCCTGTGACCGACTGCGACTGCTGATAGATGCTTACACCTTGGCCATCGACGTCCTTGGCCACGTAGTCGAGAGCGCCGGGAACAGTCAGCGTGGGCCAGGTGCGGAACGCCGCCCCTACAAGGCTATGCTTCGTCCGACCGGTGGCGTTGTAGAACACCGCGCGCTTCTTGTAATCCTCATAGCGAGCCTTGTTGTCGGCGCTCACGTCAGTGGAGTTGGGCCGCGGCAAGTACAGGTCGCCAGCCGCCTTGATGGTTTCCGATCCTTTGCAGACGTCGCGCACCAAGCGCCAGCGGTTTTTCGCCGCGACATACTCGGGGCGGGTGAAAGTGACGTCTGCCATTAGCGTGCGAATCCCATTTTGATTGATTTGACCGGCTTCCGTGCGCTCTTGGCCACGGCGAAGTAGCGGAAGGCGTCGGAGCCGTGCGATGTCCAGTCGTGCAGCGGGCTGTCTTTCCAGCAACCGCGCTTGTCGTCCCATTCCTTGCGGTAACCCTCAAGGCAGGCGATCCCCTCTTCGCACTTGGCGCTATCGAACACACACTTGGGCAGAATCTCGCGCGCCTGCTCGATGCCGTCATTGACGCCAAGCTTCGGCACGACCTGGAACGTCATGCTGTATTTCTGTCCGTCGATTTCGTAGCCCTCACGGGCCAGCTCGCGGCGGGTCTTGGCATCGCTGCCGAACTCGCGGTTGTCGATGTCGTGCGGCCCCCAATGCTCGGAATAGGTGTAACCCCGATCCTTGAGCACCTTCATGTAATGCCGCAGGCCTTCGCCTGAGTTCTCGTAGTAGTCGATGACGTGGTACTCGTCGCCGATCTGGCGCACGAACCAAATGGCCGTGGAGTCGCCGACGCCGATGTCCCAGAAAGTCATCACCGGTTGGTGGCTGTTGTCCGGTACGGTGCCGATGCGCTGATTCAGGTAGAGCTTGGCAAACTGTTTGGCGTAGTAGGCGCCCTCTACCGACTGCTGAAAGGCCTCGGCCGGTATCGACGGATATTCCCGCTTCATGTCGTCGCCGAGCGTCTTCTCCTTGCCCGCGTACCAGGCCCGCTGACCGTCGTTCGTGACGATCCCGTGCTTGGCGTACAGTTCTTTGAAGTAATCGGTCAGGCGCTGCGGAATAACCGCTCCTACGGGGTCCAACCAGTAGCCTTTGTTCTTCCACCAGGAAAAGAAAAAGAATTTCCAGTCCAGCAGGCTCAGGGGCGTGCCGCTCATCTGCTGTTTCTCAGCGCTCTGGCTGTAGTCGTAGAAGTAACCGGCTCGGCCCTCTGCCGTGGACTCGATGGTCACGAAGCAATCGGTGGCCACTGCCTCGAAGGCACCGGTGACGATCTCCCGCGCCTTGTCGGGGAACTTGGCGCAGATCTTCCCGAACTCGGACACATGCAGATAGCGCAGGGTGCCGCCCCGGAAGGACGTACTCACATACAACGAGCCGCCTTTGCGGAAAACCAGTTCGCCCGCGGCGTCGTTGCTGGCCGGGTTGGCTGCGCGGATCTCGGCGGGCAGGTTGTCGTAGGCGTATTTGATCTTCTCTCGGAACAGGCGCTTAGCGTCCGTCAGGGTGTGAGCAATCAGGGCGCACTTGGCCGACTCGAACAGGGCGGCGTCCAGCTGGATGATGCACTGCTCAGTCGTGAAACCGAGCTGCCGGGCTTTCAGGATAATGTTGCGGGTGTGCAGACCGTCGTAATACTCGATCTGCTCGTCCGTCATCCGAAAGCGGACCTTCTTACCCTGCTTGTCGGTGATGCAGTACAGGTTGTTCAGGCGCCAACGCTTGTCCCTGAGCAGTTTCATATGCTCGGGCTTCATGGTCAGGCGTCCTTCGATAGTTCGTCCATCAGGTCGGACAGCCCCCTGACCGTCTTGTCACCTTCCTCGGTGTCGAGGTTGTAGGCCTGGCGCTCACCCTTGATCACCTTCAGTTGAGCATCGACGCCGGCGTTTAGTGCGCGGGAGATGTCGCCCAGGTTCTCAGCGACCACATCCATATCGCTCAAGGCATCGCTGAGCTTGTCGGCAATGGCTCTCCACTTCGCCAGCCCAGCACGGTGCGCAAGCACGACGGCGGCTGCCTGATCGGATGCTTCGTCGATTATCTCGGCATCAGTAACCACTGGTGACTGGTTACCGGTCGTGGTTACCGCGCTGGTTACCTTCTGCTTGGTTGCCGTCCTTACTTGATCAGTGAGGTCACGGGTCCAGCCTTCCTTCTTGGCGCGCTTGAGGATCGTTGCGTGGTTGACGCTGTGCTGCTCACCAATAGATCGCACCGAAAGCGACCCGGCCCGGTAGGCTCTCTGGATCGCCTCCCAGTCGGGTTGCTTGATTGTCATGGGGGGACTCTCTGATGCTTGAAATAATAGCCAGTAGCCGGTATTGGTTGAGATTAATTGAGCGCAAGGAGGTGAAAACGTGACTACCGAGTACGAAGTAAAAAAAGTCCCTAAGGTTATTGTTCAAGGCATCAGGCCGGGTGAAATAGTGCGGCCCACGCCAATCAATCAATTCTGGTTTGTGGTCGAGCACGTTCAAACGGGCGATCGATACAGCGAACATGATGTAGAAGCGGACGCTGTCGCTAAATGCGAGCAACTCAACTCTCAGCCAAAGGAAAAACAATGAAACTCAACGTGACGATTGACACTGAGGCCAACGCAGTCGACATCCCGACCATGCACAAAATGCCACTCGACGAGTACGCATCGTATGTGGATGGCGGCCTTTTCTTCGTTGATCACCACGGAGTACTAAGGGCAGTTCTCGGCGAATACCCCATTGCAACAACCTCGACACAGGTAGAACACCTGATCAGCTATCTCCAAGTGGCGGCGGAGAAAATGCGAGGCGGTGAGCAGTAAGCTGATCGTGCCGCATTCGCCTGCGGCACATCTTCCTGCGCTTCATTTGCTCAACTTGGGCTGCAAGATCACCCGGGCAATCATCACCAGGAGGCCCAGCACGCCATAGGCCACCGGTGGCAGCACCGTCTGGAGTTGCGGCATCAGCTGTTCGGCGATACCCAAGGCAGCAATGGCGCCACCCGCCTGCACGCTGGTCATGCTCAGCGCTTGTTTCCAGTTGTCGATCAGTTGCATGGGTCTCTCCTGCCGCTTGGGCAATTTGAAGTCGGTGAAGCGGTCAGCCAGGGCGGCAACCTTCTTCACGCCGAGGGTGCCTATGCAGGCGCCGACGGCAGCTGCGAGGCTTGAGGGGAGGTTGAAATATTCAAGCAGCGGGAATGCCCCGGCTGTGATCGCGCCACACAGGCATGACTCAAGCACGGCCTGTCGCCTCCCCCCGCCGCCGTAGATGACGCGCAAGAATGCGATCCAGCACGACAAGGCCGCGGCATAGAACATCGGGGCATGCTGGCTGAGCCAAGCCATGACAATGAGCCAGGTGTCTGGTTTGTCGGGCATATGTGTCATCTCGGGTCCTCCCTATCAGGGAGTTAGGATTTTAAAGCCCGCTCAGTGGCGGGCATATGGCCTTGTGCTATCATCGCGATTCCAATGGAAATGGACGAAACCATGAGCAGGACAAGGACTGTGCAAACCGATCTGTTTGAGACCAAAAGCAAAACAGGAAGGGTCTACGAGATAACCGAACAATCCACTCTGATCATGACCACAGTTCTGGATAACTCGGATACAGGCTGGATGGTGGAAACGAAACACTACAAGGTCAGAAGTGGCGGTTTCGCGAACAAGCTCAGCGAAAACGAATTCCATATCTTTGCATCTGGCGAGAACGCTACTCGTATTTGACTACGAACCTGTCGGCCTCTTCAGAAAACACGAATACCCCAATCGGGATATTCAACCCATCCATCTCGGAGCAGTGGATGTGGCGTCCCCCCTGCGAATGCAGAGGCCTGAATGAGGCCCTCTTCCGGCGATACGAGTGAACGCGCCCAGGGCTTGGGTAAATCGCGGGCAATAAAAAACCCGACGCTGTGGCCGGGTTTCTTTGTGTCAATCCCTAACGCGCAAGATCGACAGGATGGGTAAATATTCTCTCATTCTCTCACTAATTGCAATGGCTATTTGCTACGCCGCGCAACTTTCAATCAAACCCTCCGCATCCATGATCTCTTGCGCCGCCGTCAGTGCCTCATTGACCAGGTCATCCAGGCTCTTGCGAATCGACGAGCGCCACCGGTACCGGGTTGATTCAGGCTTGCCGTCATTGTCCCAGTTGGTGATGTCGTACCACGCTGCAGGCAGCACCGCAGCAGATCGCTTGCCGTCAGTGCCCGCCACCTGCGGAATGGCCCAGGTCAGAATCGCGCATTCGCGAAACCGCTTCGGTGCCGGCGACTTGACCGAGTTCAGCAGCTCCAGGATCGCGCCGTGCTTGCGCTCGTCATGCGTCGAGTACTTCGCAAGCAGAGCTCTCCAGTGAGCAGCGGACAGCGACTTGTGCAGACGGCCAAACACCCAGCAGTCGGTGAGGAAGGCAGCCTCCTTGCCGACGATCTCCCCCTTCTGCTTGGCGCACTGCACCTTGGGCTCAAAGTCGCACCCGCCGGCAGAGTTGATGGTTTCGGCGGCGAGCGCCCGAACTACTGCGGATACCACGTTGCGATAAGTCATGCCGCTCTCCCCTTCAGCTCTCTTGTTTTTGCCCGGTAGTCGGCGGTCATCGCCTTCAGCTCTTCGACGGTGTATTTCTTGGCCTCATGCGGGCCTTCCAGCCACTCGACCGATTCGGCGCCGATCCGCTTCACCAGCTCGATCCGGTAATTGACGATGTTCCCGGAGAGTCGGGTATTGCACGGCGAGCACTGTCGGTGGCAGTTGAGCGGTTCGAAACGCAACGCGGGGTTGCTCCCGACTGTCCGGTAGTGGCCTGCGTCGTACTTACCCTGGTGGTGCCGGCCGCAGCTGACACACGGCAACTCGGCATCACGGGCGCGCACCCAGGCGTTAAAGGCGATCTGCGTGTCTTTGAGGTGGTCCGCCCGGCTCTTGAGCTTCTCCTTGCGAACCTTGATTTCGCGGCGCCCGATCGCGGCGAGCTCTTTGCGTTTCTTCTCCTGCCTACGTCGGGCGATCACGACCGCGCAGTCCGGAGAGCACCAACTCTGAAAGCTTTCCTTGGGGACGAATGAGGCCCTGCACGACGTGACGCTGCACTTCTTCGGTCGAGGCTGTTTTGCTGAAAGACTCATGCAGCCACCTCGCCCAGCAGATCCGTGAACACCACGCCGCGGCCGGTGAAGTCCGCAACGATGCGGTCGGTGTAGGCGATGCCCTGGGCGCGACTGAACAATCGGGTTACCGGGAATCCGTCCGGGCCGAACAGCGAGCACCCTCCCATCATCTCGAGCTTCTGCCCGTAGCTCAGGTGACGCATGGTCTGGTACCAGGCCGCACGGAAGTCGTCTTCCTCGTTCAGCAGGATCTGCACGCCGAAGCAGCTTGCAGTACCGGCGGGCGTCCTCGACGTCACCGATCTGCGTCATCGCAGCGATGCGCTGGTACAGCGAGAACCACAGGGCGTTTTGATCCAGCGTGCGATCCTTGCCCGGGCGCAGCGACACAACGACGAACTTTTTCTCGCGGAACATGGTGGTCAGGCTGGTGATGGCCTCGGACAGCTTGGCCTGGCAGTTGACGCTGATCTTGTCAGCCATGGTTGGCCTCCTTGCTCATTTCGGCCTGCTCATCCGCCCAGGGAAACCGCGCGTACTCGCTGAAATCAATTTCCCAGTGCGAAGGTTCGGTCATCCCGACATTGTCGTAGTGCGCTTCACAGTGACGGCACTCGAAAACGTAAAAGCCAGGTCCATGTTCGAAGTAGTCCCCAGCATTTTCGAGGACCTCGCCCTGTATCAGAGCAATTTGCTCGACGCAGATTGCGCCGTGCACCGCGCTGATGAACGGGGTGTCACCCTCGCCGAGAAACACCTGAACCCATACCGACTCATCCGGATTGCGCCATGCATCGGCGTCGTATTGGGCCTGCTCCAGATCATCGCGCAATGCCTCGTTCTCGGCCTTGAGCTGATCACGCTCGGCGAGCAGGTTTATCGCTGCTTGAGCCGTTCCTCCGTAGCACTCCAGCAGGATCAACTGCTTGTTTTCTGCGTTCAGCCGCTCGTTCTCGGCGATCAGGGCCAGGACCGTGGCGGGGCTGGCCGCACGATCAAATGCGACGGTGCACGGCAGATGCGGCGAATCATCGGAGGGCGTTGCAGCCACTGCCAGCCTCTTCAGTTCGCTGTAATCGCTCATGCCGTCACCGCCATTGTGAAGAGGACGCAGAACACGCCGATGGAGAAGCCGGCCATGGTGCAGGCCAGGGTGATTTTGGATTGGGTAACCATCAGGAAGCCTCCTTGCCGAGCTGTGGCTCGCGCTTGATGTTCAGTCGTGCCAGCAGCTGCGCACGCGCGGCGCCGCCGGATGATTGAATGCCCTGAACGTCCAGCAGCCGAACCTGACGCTGATTGGCGAATTCCTCGGCCAGTTCCAGCTCGGTCTTCTGGCAGTCGTGGCCGATGCCAATGGCGATGTCCTCGAGCGGAAGCCCGGCAACCAAACGGCGAATGGTGATTTCGTAGGCCCGGTCGAACACTTCGCTGGCCTTCTCCGGAATCAGATCGCCCAGGTTGTGCATCTCGCATTGCAGCGCGGCGTGGCGAACGGCCGGATGGGACCAGGTGCGATCGCCAAACCTGCTTGGGTGGGAGTTTTCCAGCGCCTCGCGAAATGCCTTGTCGTGAGGCGGGATGCCCAGCATTTCCGGGGTCGGCTGGCAAAGCTTGATGAACCTGCCCACGCTCGGCATAAAGTCCGTGCCCAGCGAACGGCAGCGCTCAACGCCGAATCGGATCTGCTCCAGTTGGGTGATCCCCTCGACGATGAATGCCTTGATCCAGCTGCGCTTGGCAGAATCCAGCGCGTCATCGGTCGGCCAAGCCTGCTTCCAAGCCGGGAAGATGGCATGCAGTTCCTTGAACAAGGCGTTGACGACATCGATCGTTCCTGGCGGCAGGGTCTTGGGCATGACAGGTATCGCCGGCGGCTGGTAATTGCCGACAGCAGCGCGCAGGTCAGTGGTCGCACCGGTAACCTTCATGAGTTGAGCCGCGCTCCTCGGCGGCTTTGGCTTGTTCACAGACCACCGTCCAGGTTCTCAGCCCAGGCTCGGTTATCGAAGTCGGGGCCATTGGCCTGACGACGAGGCTGGAACTGGTGAACATTGTTCGCAGCGGGCGCCGGCTCGGGCACTTCGTCATCCCAGCGCTTGCCGTTGAGCCAGGTCGACGGGTGCGGGATGAACTGGCCGTTTTCCTTGGTCCATTCAGTGGTGACGCTCTGCGCGCCCAAGGCCTGAACCATCACCTCGAACAGCTCGGCGGTCAGGGTGAGTTTGTCCCACGCCTTGCGTGCAGCCTCCTTGCCAACCTTGCGGGGATACAGCGACCAGAATCGGGCGAACAGCTCAGCCGAATCGACTGCATCATCGCCAGAAGGCTTTTGATCTTTATCTTCTCTTCTCTTCTCTTCTCTGGTCCGCAATTTGTCCGCATCACTAGCGGACAAATTGCGGACGTTTTTCGTCTTTCTGTCGTTCCGCTTGCGCTCGTTATCGTTGG